AGCGCGGTGAGCAGGGGCCGCAGGGAGAGATTGGCCCGGAGGGGCCTGCCGGAAAGGACGGCGTACAGATTGATGATGCGGCGGTGAGCGAGGATGCGCCGTGGAGCAGCAAGCACATCATTGATATGCTCTGCCCACCGCTTGAAGAGAGCGGCAACCCTGTTGTGTGCTACCCTGTGGCGGGTTATCCGCTGGGGGTGAAAGCGAAGTGGGAACCCGTGCAGGAGGGCACGGGAACGCCGTATCCGGCAGGTGGCGGGAAACAGCTGCTGGATACAAACAAATGTGTGCCCACAGTTGGAAAGCCATACGGCATGACCATCACCCTTGACGGAGATGTTTTCAAGGTAAGCGGCGTTCCGAATGAAGAAGTAACGGCAACAGAATTCTACTCTTTTGCTGTGTGTACATGCAGCCAGGAAGAACTGCGGGGCAAGGGCTACAAGGTCACTGCCTGGGCAATCAAAGGCAAGGTGAATAGCGCTTGTGGATTGCGCACAGAGAGCGAGAACTCACTGGCAATTGCAGCAGAGCTGACACCAGGTGTAAACAACGACATACAGTTGCGGCTGATGGTGTCCAAAGATACTCCCACGGCGTGGGAACCCTACGAAAACATTCGTCCCATCAAGGGACGTGCAAACGTGACGGTGGAGCGGTGTGGGGATAATCTGCTGAAATTCCCATACGCTACTTCTTCTGCTAATAGGAATGGACTTGTTATCACGTCGCAACAGGACGGTAGCATAACTGTTAACGGAACAGCAACAGCAGACACATGGTATGCGATTAACTTGAATACTGAAAAAAGACTGCCTATGAACACACCCATGGCATTAAGTGGTTGCCCAGCTGGTGGCTCGACGAAAAGCTATTATATTGGCTTATATCTCGCCGGAAAATGGTTTGCTGATTCAGGTAATGGCAATACAGATATTAAGTTCACAACGCAGGAGATTTCATCACGCGTTGAAGTTACTATAATTAAAGGAACTGTTTGCAACAACTTAACGTTTTACCCAAAGATTGAAGTCGGAACCACAATTACACCATATAGAAAATACCAGGGCAGCACCAACACCCTGACCCTGCCTGAAACCGTGTATGGCGGTGAGGTGGACGCGGTGAGCGGTGAGGGGCAGGAGACGTGGAAACTCGTAATTCTGAATGGCACAGAATCATGGAACTCGTGGGGAATCAACGCTCACAACCCTGCTATTACAGGATTTTATACCTACGACATCAATGATTATGATGCTAAAAACGCAAAAGGCATTTGTAGCCATTTTGAGACTCAGAACCAAGATGTGTGGGGTGGGCGGCATGCTGGAATTGGCTTTGCGACAGTCGGATCGCCGCGCTATTTTATATTCAGTATGATGACTAGCTCGCTACCCGATATATCAGCGGGACATGAAGTTGCTTCGTGGAAAGCCTACCTTGCCGCCCAGAACGCCGCTGGCACGCCCGTACAAATTGCTTACAAGCTGGCAACGCCCACTTCCTTCACCGCAACCGGCGCACAGCCCATCCCCGCGCTTGCAGGTGTGAACACCGTGCTGACCGATGCCGACAGCGCGACTGTGACGGGACGCGCAGACCCCATTAAACGGATCACCGATTTGGAAGATGCAGTGGCATCGCAAACCTGAAAGGAGAAATCACCATGGCGATTAAAAGCAAAGCACGGCACGATTTGACGCTGCGCAGCATCAAGCGAGAGATTGCAGCAGGACGCGACGTTGCGTTTTGGCTTGATAAAGCCTACACGCACTACGACAATGGCCTGCTGACCGAAGAGGACATTGCCGAGGTGGAGACGCTTGCGCAGGCGTATTATGATGCGGTGGATGAGAGAGAGCGCGCAGACGAGGTTACGGAGACGCCGGATGTGCCGGAGGTTGACGGCGCTGAAAATACCACCGACGAATGATAGGAAGTGATACCATGATTTTCAGTGGGAGAAATCTCGTGAAGTACCCGTACAGCTGCTACGGTTACACGCGCGGCGGCGGAAAGACCTGGCACGGCGGCATTGATGTTTGCGGTATGGATGACGACAAAATCCGTATGCCCGGCTACAACGGCAAGAGCATTGCAGGAACCGTCGTTACAGCCCGCATCGTGACGAACAAGAGCAACAAGACATGGGAATGGGGCTATTATATCTGCGTGAAGCTGGACGCAAACCAGACCCCGGATGCAGTGAACTACCTGTATTTTTGCCACTGCTCCAAGTTGCTTGCAAGCGTAGGGCAGAAAGTAAAGACCGGCGATGTGCTGGCGGTTGTCGGGCAGACCGGCAACGCCGCAGGCACATGGACGCACTGCCACTTTGAAGTGCGAGCAACTGCCACGAGCAAGGGCCTTGACCCGACTGCGTATGCAGGCATACCCAACAAGGCGGGCACATACGGTGGCCAGCCTGTGCAGACAAGCGGCGAGGAAGTGCTGATTGATGTGTCCCACCATCAGGGCACTATCGACTGGGCAAAGGTTCCCTACCGCGCCATTATTCGCATCGGATATCGCGGCTACGGCAGCGGGAAGTTGATGAAAGACGAGCAGTACGATGCCAACCTTGCCGGGGCTAAAGCAAGTGGAAAGCTGTTCGGCTTTTATTTCTTCTCGCAGGCCATCACGGTGGACGAAGCCCGCGAGGAGGCAGACTTCTGCGCAAGCCTTGCCCCGACAGGCTATCCCTTGTTCTTCGACAGCGAATGGGGACACACAACCAAGACCGGCGTTCACGATGGCCGCGCCGACAACCTGACGAAAGACCAGCGCACGGCAATCGCAATGGCATTTTGCGAAAAGGCCAAAGCGCACGGATTCGCGGCAGGAATTTACACCTTCACGGCGTTCGCAGGCGCAAACATCGACTACGCCTACCTGTGTGAAGATTACATCGGATGGCTGGCCGACACGCGCACGAACTACGACAAGACGCTGCCGCGATACATCCACCAGTACAGCCAGACCGCAAAGGGCGACGTGCCGGGCATCACTGCCGTGGTTGATTTGAATCATCTGGTCAAGGCCCTGCCTGCGGTGGACAAGCCTGAAAGGAAGCTACAAGTGATTACCATCGGGCCGGTGAGCCAGGGAGATGCGGATGCAATTTACCTGCTGTGCAAGGAACGCGGCCTGACGGATGCCGGACTGTATAAAAGCGAATGGGCCTGACGCCCGGAATGGAAGTGAAGGATGACAGATTGGGATATCGTCAAGGACATTGTTGTACTTGCTGGACTGATTATAACGGTCACGACGCCGCTGTTGAAGTTGAATACAAGTATCACGCAGCTGAAAGCGCTGCTTGACAGCGTGGCCAAGCAAGTGCAGGAAAACGACAAGAGCAACAGTGCGAGCCATAAACGGTTGTGGGAGCACAACGAAGAACAAGATGAAACGCTGCAACGGCATGAGCAGCGTTTGCACGATTTGGACGGAAAGTGAGGTACAGCTCTATGGGTGATTTTATCAAGAACATTGCAGCGCTTTTCAAGGTCAAGACCATTGTGACGCTGGTTGTCGTTGCAGTGTTTGCGGCATTGGCGCTGCGGGAGAAATTACAGCCTGACACGGTCATGACCATTGTGACGATGGTTGTGGCCTTTTATTTTGGCACGCAGACAGAAAGCAAGAACAAGAAGGATGAGTAATCATGCCAAAGTTTGATTTTGTCGGTGGTTTGCTGACCGATGAAGAAACGGATGTTTTGCAGCTTCGGCGGCGCGGCTGGCGCAATGCTGATATTGCGGCAGAACTGAATTGTAGCGAGCGCACGGTAAAACGGCGCGTTCGCAGCATCAAAAACAAAATAGGCTAATTTAAAGGGCGCGGCTGCTTTTGTGGCCGCGCCTTTTTTATTTTGTCCCAAAGACGGCACAATGTTGGCACTTCGGTGGCCCACAGTGTGCCGTTTTTTTGTGTACAATTAAGATAAAAGGAGCGGTTCGGATGGCATACAAGCAAATCAACCTAAACCCGGAACAAAAGCGCGTCGGCGATTGTACCGTCAGAGCCATTGCAGCCGCAACGCATCAATCGTGGGCGGCTGTATATGCGGCGCTGGTTCTGGCAGGATTTGAACTGCATGATATGCCGTCTGCAAACTATGTCTGGGGCAGTTATCTGCGACGATGTGGTTGGAAGCGCTACACGTTGCCAAACAGCTGCCCGGATTGTTACACAGTGGCGCAGTTTGCAAAAGACCACTCGGACGGCACATATATTTTGGCAATGGCTACGCATGTTGTGTGCGTGCAAAATGGGGACTGGCTGGATACATGGGACAGCGGCGATGAAGTGCCGCTGTACTACTGGCAGAAAGGATGATTGACTATGGCGTTTGGCGTACCGTATCAGCCCGGCTATATGCCGAACTATTATCCAATGGGGCAGCAGATGCCGTCTGCCATGCCCGATCAACTCGCACAGCTCCGACAGGCAGCGTATCCGCAGCAACAGCCCGCGCAGCAAAGTTCGCCTATTATCTGGGTGCAGGGCGAAGAGGGCGCCAAAGCGTATATGGTGGCGGCGGGGAATAGTGTGCTGCTGATGGACAGCGAAAACAGTACATTTTACATTAAGGCCACCGACGCCAGCGGTATGCCGCAGCCCCTGCGCGTTTTTGACTACTCAGAACGCACGGCAAGCCAGAAACAGCCCGCACAGACCGCTCAAAAGCCGAAAGAAGAATATGTCACACGGCAAGAGTTTAACGCGCTGACAGCCCGCTTTGACGCGCTGGCGGCAGATAAACCTTTGACGCGCAAGAAAAAGGAGGCAGACAATGAGCAACCCTCTGTTTAACGCTCTTGGCGGGGGCAAAATTCCGGGCGCAATGGGACAATTCCAGCAAATGATGCAGCAGTTTCAGCAGTTCCGACAGAATTTCCAAGGCGACCCGAAGCAAGAAGTTCAAAAGCTTCTGCAATCTGGCAAAATGAGCCAGCAGCAGCTAGACCAGCTGCAAGCGATGGCGCAGCAGTTCCAGAGCTTTTTAAAATAGGTTCAAACCGTGCGCACGGTGAACAATACATTCAACTTTTGAAAGGAGTTAAACATGAGTCTTTCTTCGGACGGCACTGTTATGACAATGCCTGTTCAGCCCGCAAATACGGGCAATGGCAACGGCTGGGGCTTTGGCGGCGATGGTGCGTGGTGGATTATTATTCTCTTCCTCTTCGTTTTCTGCGGCTGGGGCGGCAACTGGGGCAACAACGGCTTTGGCGGCAACGGCAGCACCGGCGCAGTTGATGGATACATCCTCACCAGTGATTTTGCCAACGTTGAGCGCAAAATCGACGTCGTAAACAACGGCCTGTGTGACGGCTTCTATGCTCAGGCACAGCTTGTCAACGGTGTGCAGAACGCTATGCAGCAGGGCTTTATGTCGGCTGAAATCAGCCGCGCCAATCAGCAGGCGGCATTTATGCAGCAGCTGAATGCCATGCAGATGCAGCAGGCAAATTGCTGCTGCGAGACCCGCGAGGCTATTCAGGGCGTAAACTACAACCTTGCTACGCAGGCTTGCGACACGCGCCAGACTATCCAGAACGGCACTCGGGACATCATCGAAAACCAGAACGCGAACGCCCGCGCTGTGCTTGACGCACTGACGGCGCAGCGCATTGAGGCTAAAGATGCCAAGATTGCCGAGCAGAATCAGCAACTCTTTGCTGCACAGCTTGCCGCAAGTCAGGCTGCGCAGAATGAAACACTGAAAGCCTATATGAGCGGGCAGCTTGCTTACTACAACCCCCGCCCTGTTCCGGCTTTCCCCGTTCCTGCTCCGTATCAGTATGGGAATTGCGGAACCTGCAACGGCTGCGGATGCTAAAATGAATACGGCAACTTGTCGGAACATCTGACATGTTCGGCCCCGTGCCGATAGTGCAAAATGTGGCGGGGCAATCGTCCCGCCACTATCTTTTTTTGAAAGGAATGATTTTATGGCTGAATTTACAAACGCCAATACCGTGAGCGTGGCAGCAGGCCAGAACGTGCCGCTGACGGAAAAGGCAGTAGCGGGCAAGGGCTGTGTCGTACACAGAGAGGGCGCCGGTATTGTTACGCTGCGCGGCATTACGAACCAGTGCAAAGCTCGTTTCAAAGTGGGCTTCGGTGCAAACGTTGCTATCCCTACAGGCGGCACAGTGGAAGCTATTACGGCGGCGCTTGCCATCAACGGTGAACCGCTGAACAGTGCGACTGCAACCGTTACACCGGCAGCAGTAGAAAACTTCTTTAATATCTATGTGACGTCTTTTGTTGAAGTTCCGCGCGGCTGCTGCCTGACCGTTGCCGCCGAAAATACAAGCACACAAACCGTTTTGTTTGCGAACGCAAACTTTGTGGTCGAGAGAGTGAGCTGAAAGGAGTAAACCATGAGCAAAAAAGTTTTGTATGACTTGAAAGACATGCTGTGCGCAGAACTGGACGAAATCGGAAAGAAGGGTGAAATGTCTGCCGGTGACTTGGAAACTGTTCACAAGCTGACTGACACTATCAAAAACATCGACAAAATTGTCATGCTGGAAGATGACGGTTACAGCCGCGATGAAGATTACAGCCGCGATGGTGATTGGAGCGCCAACATGCGCGGCAATTATGGACGCGGCAGCAGCTATGCGCGGCGCGGTTCCCATTATGTGCGTGGCCATTACAGCATGGACGATGGGCGCGATTCTCTGATTTCCCGCATGGAAGATATTATGCGCGGGGCTGACAGCAAAGACAGGGAAGTCATCCAGCGCTGCATTGACACGATGCGAAACGGTTAAAGTGAGGTGTAAGGGCTATGGTTGACGTGCGAGAGATTGACGGCGCTATAGCCGAAATCGAAAACAGCGAACTCACCATGACCAGAGTTAAAAATTTGGCGGCATTGTATGTTGTGAAAAATCAGCAGCTTGCAGATGCATCCCATCCCCCGCAGAAAGCAGAACTGCAAGAGCCTGTGCGCTACTACGAAGCGGCAGAGCCGTCTACAAGGGCTGCTGTTGGTGGTAGTGACTTTTTGCGGGCTGTGTCAAACGTAGACATCACAGCGGCGCTGAACGTGCTGGATGAGCTTATGTCGGCCTTGTATGTAGCAAACCCTAAAGTTTATAATGGCGTAATTCGGAAATTGGAGCGTTTACAGGATGAGTGAATTTTTGGAAATTGTAAAAAAGACCGATACCGGGCGAGTGTGGCGTGTGCTGGATGAGTTTATGGATGCGCTGAAAGAAGTGAGGCCGGATGTGTATAATGATTTGGTACACAGTTTGCAGAGAAAATAGGTAAGTGTGTACTAAAACGTGTACTTGAAAAGGAAAATGCCGTAGATTTAAACGAATCTACGGCATTTGTTGTGGTCGAGGTGACAGGACTCGAACCTGCGGCCTCGTGGTCCCAAACCACGCGCGCTACCAACTGCGCAACACCTCGTTCTTATAA